AGAGATTGATGAAATCTCAAGGTAGAACGGCAACAGCTGACAATGATATCAATGCAGTAGTATCAATGGGTATGATTCCTCAAGGTTACAGAGTGAACAATTACCTAACTGATACAGACGCATTCTTTATCATTACAGATGTACCTAATGGATTAAAACAATTCGTTAGATCACCGATTAAGACAGCTATGGAAGGTGACTTCGATACAGGTAACGTTAGATACAAAGCTAGAGAGAGATACTCTTTCGGCTTCTCTGATTTCAGAGGTATCTTTGGTTCACCAGGTGCGTAATCACTGATAAATTAAATTAAAAGGGGGCTTTCGAGCCCCCTTTTTTTATGATAGAAAGACACGGCAACCATGAAAAACTTCCATGTACAGATCAGAGCATACGGCTACTATACTAACTTCGATATGAAGTCTGAGGATAATAGTAAAGCTTTTGAAGATGCACTAGTTGACAAACTAGGAAAAAATGATATAAAATGGGAGAAAGATGGATTTACTAATAAGTCCAAAATATGGGTAACCTATGAGGAGGTTATAAATGCAAACGCACATCAGGGACCTTTACAAAACGAAGAGGGGTCTCGAAACAGAGTGGGCGGTACAGCAACGGGATAACCAGAGATATACTCTGGATATGGTCCGGATTGACAACAAGATAAGAGAAGTTGTTAATCAGATTAAGTTAGAGGAGGCTAAAATAGCTAATCTAACTAATAAGATTGAAGATGCTGCACCCAGCGTTTCAGTAGCTACGTAAACAAAAGCTACATCGTTGAAATACGTAACTTCACTACAGGATCTCTTGCACTTCTTAAAAATCTAATATATACATTTCTTACTATACATTTAATTAGAATGTAGACGCGTATAGTCGACGGCCTAGAGACTGCATTCGGAAAACTAGGAGGATATAAATATGGCAAGAACAAACTTTTCGGGACCAATTAACGTTGGCCGAATTCAAACAAACACAGGAACAAGCGTTTCAGAAAACGTAAGAAACGTTGCATTCGTAGAATGTCACGCGTCTTTTCCTGTAAACCACAGTAATTTTACTGTAACAACTGATGCTGACAAATTAGCTGTAACTGGTTCTAACGGAGCTAGTACAACTTCTGTTACATTAGTAGATTCAACTCAAAATGTACCTGGAATAACTTCTGATGGTGGTTTTGAAGCTGCGTCTGTAATAACTATTACATCTGGTGGTGATGATTCTAGCAAAACTGCTTCGATCACTGGTACTGATGTTTTAGGAAACGCACAAACTGAAGATCTAACATTGGCAGATACTGGAGCAGCAACTTCAGCAAAAACTTATGCCACTGTAACTAGTATTACACTAGACTCAGGATCTGCAGGAACTTTAGCAGTTGGTGTGATTGAAACTGGATTAATTTCAGTTGTGGCTAGATCGTTATTTAACGAATACCCACTTGGTCAATCTTCAACAACATCTAACAAAAACTTGGCAAACAATATTGTAATTCCAAAATTTTCTAGAATTAACGATATTAGATTTGTAGTTAACGAAGCTTTCGATACAGCTGGTTTTGACATGCAAATCGGTGCTAACGTTGCACAAGCAGGAGGAGCTACTCTTAACAGTTTAGATCTTGACTACTTTGCTGGTGATACAGACAATGATGTAAAAGCCATTGCTTCTCACCACATACCAACTGGTATGGACCAATCACTTGCTCAGATGAAAAACTGTCTAAACGTTTCAGACGATGACGCATCTGGTTTTGAGATGGACAAAGCGGTTGTTATTTCTGCTAAGACAGACGATGCTTTAACTGCCGGAGAAGGTGTGTTAAACATTTACTGGACTCAGTCGGTTAACAACACGAACTAGTATAATTATGTGGGAGAGAAACTTCGGGACTTTTTGATTTCGATACTCTCCCACACCAAAGATAAGGAGAAAAAACTATGTATATGGGTGATGTAAAGTCGAAGACTTTCTTAGACACAAACGCTTCGTCTGCAACTTTTGTAGCTGCGGCTGCTCAACCAACATCTACGTTTACGCTGGCTAATTCATCTTTCGGAACAAATACCGCAAGAAAAATTACAGCTACAACTGCTGGAACGGGAGACAACGGTAAAACAGTTACGATTGTTGGAAAAGATCATAACAATGAAGATGCAACTGAAGTTATAACTTTAACAGGATCTGCGGAAACTTCTTCTGGAACTACTACAGCTTTCTTGTCAATAACTTCTGCTACTGTTAGCGCACAACCTGCTGCTAACGTATCTTTAGGAATGACAGCAGATGTTTTTGGATCTATTTTTCAAGGTAGAACTAGAGTAAGACAGGTGAATGCTGAATCAGGTGGATCAATTGGAAGTGTTTTATTTAGAAATGGAAGTCTAACAGGAACAGCTTTGTTAACGGTTAGAACAGGTGCAACTGCAGGAGACGTCAATACAGTCAACATTCCTCAAGATGGAATATTGTACAAAGATGGTGCATTTGTAACTTTTGATGAAACTCAATGTAACTCAGCAACTGTTTACTTTGACGGATAAGGAGGATAAGTGGCAAACACTACTTCCGGCACAACAGTATTTGATAAGAATTTTTCTATAGATGAGATTATAGAAGAGTCTTATGAAAGAATAGGTCTTCAAAGTGTATCTGGTAATCAGATGCGCCAAGCAAGAAGATCTCTTAATATATTATTTCAGGAATGGGGTAATAGAGGTCTACACTATTGGCAAATTGGAAATAACTCAATTACATTAGTAAGTGGTCAAGCAGTATACACAATGTTTAGATCAACAGGCGATGGCACGTCTGATGCCACAGCTATTTATGGTGTAGATGATATTTTAGAAGCTGTTTATAGAAACTCTTCAAGTGTTGATACGCCCCTTACAAAAATCAATAGATCTACATATCAGGGTCTTTCTAATAAAACTTCAACAGGTCAACCCTCACAATACTATGTTCAAAGATTTATTGATAAAGTTACAATTACTTTATACTTAACACCAGGTTCATCAGAAGCTGGTAATTTTTTAAATTTTTATTTTGTAAAAAGAATACAAGATATAGGTGATTATACTAATGCAACGGACGTGCCATACAGATTTGTTCCTTGCATGGTGTCTGGATTAGCTTTTTATCTATCACAAAAATTTAAACCAGAATTATCACAACAAATGAAACTATATTACGAGGATGAATTACAGAGAGCTTTAGCGGAGGATGGCTCATCATCTAGTTCGTTCATAACCCCAAAAACTTATTATCCAAATGTCTAATTTTTCAAAAGGTAAATACGCACAATTCATATCTGACAGATCAGGTATGGCATTTCCATACAAAGAAATGGTAAAAGAATGGAATGGCGCTAGAGTTCATGTATCAGAGTTTGAACCAAAGCAACCACAATTAGAACCTAAACCACACGGGGCTGATCCTCAAGGTTTACCTATGGCAAAACCTGATAGAACAGAACCAACTACAGAAAATTTGCTACCAGGAAACCCTTTTAATATTACATCAGGAAGTCAAACTATTACAGTGACAGAACCAAGTCATGGAAGAACAACTGGAAATACAGTTGTTTTTAGAAACGTAGATAAATCACCAGGGGGAGTGGCTTTTACAGTATTTGAAAATTCTTCAGGATTTAGTATAACGGTAACAGGAACAGATAATTATACGTTTACATTAGGATCAACTCCTACTGTAACGGAAAGAGCAGGAGGAATGTTTGTAACGGCAGGGCCGGTCACATTAACACCATAATGGCAGGAATTAGTTATTCAGGATTAATTACACAAATTAGAAATTACACAGAGGTAGATTCTAATGTTCTAACTGCTGATCAATTAGAGAATATTATTTTAAATGCGCAATATAGAATTATGCGTGATGTTCCTATCGATGCAGATAGAAAACAACAGACAGGTAATCTAGTTACGGGACAAGAAACAATTAATGCTCCAGGGGGAGCTTTGTTTATTAGAGCAATACAAGTTTATGACTCTACATCTGCTACAACAGGAGCAAACGTATTTTTACAGAAAAAAGATGTTACATATTTACAAGAATACATCTCATCTACAGAGTCAGCAAAAAGAGGCCAACCTAAATATTACGCTATGTTTGGTGCTGCCACTGGAGATGGAGATACTAACTCTGGTAGAATGATGTTCGCACCCGTGCCAGACACAACATACAAATTTAGAGTGCATTATAATAAAATGCCAGCTACTTTAGCGTCTGATAATCAAAGCAATTATATCAGTCTAAACTTCCCTAATGGCCTATTATACTGCTGTTTAGCAGAGACATATGCCTTTTTAAAAGGCCCAGCAGATATGTTGACACTTTACGAAAATAAGTATAAACAGGAAGTAGATAAATTTGGTGTAGAGCAAATTGGTAGAAGAAGACGAGATGACTACACTGATGGGGCTGTTAGAATAACAATACCATCAACAACACCTTAAGGAGTTTTATTATGGCAATAACATCGGCAATATGCACAAGTTTTAAACT